CAATTTGTGGGAACGGGCCCGACTGCCCCCATCGTGGCGGGCGACACCTACGACGACAGCACGATCCCGGCCATCCTGAAACAGGTGGTCGACCTGATCAACACCAAGAACATCCCCGGTGCTTTAGGACCGACGGGTGTGGCGGGTGCTCTTACCACCGCGACCGCAACAGGTCCGACCGGCGCGACCGGGCCCGCGGGCCCGCGACAGGCTCCGACTGGACCAACCGGCGTCACCGGCCCGGCCAACTCGAACATCTCTGGCCCCAAGTTGCCTACTGGCAACACCGGCAACACCGGCAACACCGGCAACACCGGCCCGCTGGGTGCGACGGGACCGCAGAAGGGTCCCACCGGACAAACGGGTCACGCGCAGACCACCGCGCCGACTGGCCCGACTGGTGCCTCGACCGGCCCGACTGGACCGAACGGTGTGAACCCGACCGGCGCAACCGGACCGACTGGCCTTACCGGCGGCACCGGCAAGAAAGGCGAATGGCAGGGCCCGTTGGGTCCGGCTTCCGGCCTCTGGATACCCCCGAGCGTCGACCCCGGGATCGCTGGCGCCGTTTGGAATGCCAACAATGGCACTGGGATCGCGAGCATGACGGGCCAAGGATATACCGGCGTGACGGGCTTGACTGGCACGAACCAAACGGGCATCTTCTACGGCATCACCGGAGCGTGGCTCAAAATCTCGTCCGGTGGACCTAGCATCAACCGTTAATCTTCCCCTGAACCCCAACTCAGGACTGCTCTATGTCTTTATCCCAAGTCGAGCGAACGCAGCGCTTTCGCGTGCGTAACCCGGTATGGCATCGGGTCTATGACCGCAATTATAATCTCAAAAAGAAATACGGGATCACGACCGAAGAGTGGAACGATCTTTTCACGGCGCAGGGCCATGCCTGTGCTGTGTGTGGGTCAACGACACCGGGCGGCAGATATTGGCACACTGATCATGCTGGTCCCCTCCCGTGCAGGCGATCTGATATTCGGGGTATTCTCTGTCTTGGATGCAACCATGCGGCGGGGAAAGGCGGGATAGCGGATGTTCTTCGGCTACGCGCGCTCGTCAAATATCTGGAGGAGCACCTGTGAAACCATCTCTTTGCCTAAACATGATCGTCCGGAATGAGGGCGCGCGGATCGAACGCGCTCTCGTCTCCGCTCTCCCCTATGTCAAGGCCGTCGCCATTCTCGACACCGGGTCCACCGACGATACTGTCGCAGTAATCACCCGGGTCTGTGCCGAGTTCGATGTGCCGGTGATGATCGGTCACGGGACATTCAAAGACTTCTCCACGGCGCGCAACGACGCTTATGCACTCGCCCAGATGCACCGGAAGCACCAATCACTGCCTTGGTGCCAGTTCGCGCTCATGATGGACGCGGACATGCAGCTGGAAGTCACGGACCCCAAGGCCTTCGATTTGCTGCTCAACGCCAGCGTCACCGCGCTCAATCTGTGGCAGACCGGCGGCTCCGTCACCTACGCGAACACCCGCATCATCAATCTCGACTGGCCAAAGAACCCCTACCGCGGGGTCACGCACGAATATATCGACGTGCCGACCAACGGTGTCGTCGAAGGCGCCCGGTTCATTGACCATGCCGATGGCGCCAATCGCACCGACAAACTCCCGCGCGACATTGCGTTGCTCGAGCAGGGCCTGATTGACGAGCCGAACAACAGCCGCTACATGTTTTATCTCGGGAACACGTACAAGGATAGCAACCGTCCGGATGACGCGATCCGGATGTATCGGCAGCACATCGCGCTGGGTGCCTGGGACGAAGAGGCCTACTTCGCGCAGTTCATGATTGCCGAGTGCGAGCGCGACATGGGGGACACCGATGCCTACGTCGCCTCAATGCTCGAGGCCTACAACATGCGCCCACGCCGCGCCGAGCCACTCCACTCGCTCGCTATGCACTTCCGAGAAAAAGATAAGCCACATGTCGCCCTCACCTTCGCAAAACGCGCTCTCGCAATCCCACGGCCAAATGATTTCCTTTTCGTCAACGATTTTGTTTATTCTCATGGTGCTCGCTACGAGTATTCGATCGCGGGATTTTACGACGAGACAGAGCGCCCAGGCACGTTTCCGATTACGGACGCTCTCGCGCTTGATCCAGCGTGCCCAGAAAACCTCCGATGGAGCTGCAAATCGAACCTCTTCTGGCATCTCGAGCCACTGAGCCGATACTGCACGTCGTTCGCGCCGAAGCGCCTCGAGCTGCCGCTGCCAGACGGCTACACCGCGATGAACCCATCGGTGGAGGAGTGCAACGGCAAAATCCTCTGCAACATTCGCGCGGTCAACTACGTCATGGACGACATGGGCCGCTACATCATCAAAAACAGTGGCAAGACCTGTCACGAAGACACCATCGACACACGGAACTTCCTCGTGAAGTTAGGCGAAGACCTGCGCATCAAGCACCGTGCCGAAATCCTGTGGGACCGTCCCGAAGCCAAGTACGACATGGTGCTCGGGCTCGAGGACATGCGGCTCTACCGACACAAGGGCGACCTGTGTTATATCGCCTGCGCGCGCGAGCAGTGTGTGACCGGGATGCCCCAGCAAATCCGCGGGCGCCTCGTCCGCGACAGCGCCAACGACACGTTCGTGCACACGCGAGACATGGAAATCCTGACCGACGAGCACTCGATCGAGAAGAACTGGATGCCGATCGGCACCGGACACGACTTCGTGTATCGACTTGATCGCATCCGTCATCAGGATGGCACCGAGACGAAAAAAACGAGCAGCCGATATGTCGGAGAGATCAGCGGTGGATCGCAGGCTATTCCTTTCAAGGGAGGCTACATGGCCGTGGTCCATGAGGCTTCCGTCAACCCGAACAGCGGCAAGCGGACTTACTGGCATCGCTTTGCGTGGTTCACCAAGGAAATGGAGTTCAAGCGCCTCAGCATCCCCTTCGTCTTCTTCGATCGACAGATCGAGTTCTGCACCGGGCTCTGCTACCACCCCAATCACAAAGATTTGATCCTGTCCTTTGGTGTCCGCGACGCGGAAGCCTGGGTCGCAACTGTGGCCGTCGAAGAGGTGGCCCGAATGACGTACAAATTCCATGAGAACTAAGATCGTCACGGCCTATGTACCGATCCCGAACCACCCGCGCACCGCCGCCGAATATGGCGAGCTGGGAGAAAAACTCAGCGGCGTCCCGGTGCGGAAGAAGGCTTTCTACCAGCACCCCGCGGACCTGTGGATGATGAAATACATCAACGGGCTTCCGTTCGTGCCGGCGTCGTCGAAGCACGACAACCCGAGCAAAAACACGCTCGCCTACCACGCTGTCAACCACCAGAAGACGTCATGGCTGGTCCAGGCCTCGAACGAGGACCCGGAGGCCGACGTGCTCGTGTGGGTCGACTACGGCATCTTCCGACTGCCGGGGGTCAACAATCAGGCCATCTATGAGTTCATGGAGAAGGTCGATGACAAAGCCATCTACGCGCCCGGCTGCTGGGACCGACCTCAGGTGGTTGAGAGCGCTTATCCTTGTTGGCGGTTCTGCGGATCGATGCTCGCCGTCCCGAAAAAACAGGTCGATGCCTTCGACTACGCTTGCCGCGTTGCTGCGCGCAAACACATTTCTTCGACGAAGAACGTCGAGTGGGAAGTCAACACCTGGGCGCGCGTCGAAGCACAGGGCAAGCTGAAATTCAAGTGGTATAAGGCTGATCACGACGTCAGCATGTTCAACAATCTGGAGTTAGTGTAATGATCCTGTATCTGGAGAACCATCATGAGTGTTGAGTATTTAGAGAGCCTGTTTACACGCTTTGGCACTGATAAAGGGACGTGGGGCTACACGGCCTATTATGCCACGGCGATGGAAGCACGTCGCTTTGACGTCAAGGCAGTCCTCGAGGTAGGCATCTGCGGCTATCGCGACATTCCGAACAACGTAGTCGGCGCCAGCCTCTTCGTGTGGCGGGAGTATTTCCCCAACGCTGAGATTTACGGCATCGACAACGACAGCCGGTTCATCTTCAATGACCAGCCGCGCATCCACACCGCGCTGGCCGACGCCTACGACGTGGCGTCTTTGTCAATGGCCTTGATCGACTTCAATGTCGGCCGGCCGTTCGACATGATCGTCGACGATGCCGTCCACGACCCCGAGCCGCAGCTCCATCTGGCGAACATGCTGACCCCGGCGCTGGCCAAGGGTGGCCGCTATTTCATTGAGGAAGCCTGCCCCTACAAGCTGAACGAGCCCTACGAGAAATGGCTCAGCCACCGGATCAACCTCGCTGGCGAGATCACGGGTATTCACGCTTGCGTGACCCCGAAGCCCGAGGAGCTGATGATCCTTATTAAGTAGTTTTTAAGCAGAAAGCCTCAGGGTCCCTCCATCAGCTAATCCTAGCGATGGAGGGCCACATGGCCGCGTTTTTGAAGAAGAATGAGAAAGCCGCCGACTTCGCCAAGGGTGGCACCACCCCGATGTTCGGCAAGGGCGATCGCACCACGACCGCTCCGAGCGATGCCGCTGGCACCGCGACCCCCGGCGAGACGTACAAGGACCCCGAAAATAGCGGGGACAAGTTCGCCAAGGGCGGCTCGACCAAGATGTTCGGCTACGAAGGCGCCGTTCCCGCGTCCGCTGGTCAAACCGGCGCGCGCTAATGGCCGCGATCAGCCCCATGGGCCCCGCGATCCGGAAGATGGCGCCGAAGATCGGCAACGTCTCCAAGGTCGGTGAAACGGGCGCAGCTCCGAAGCCCCGCGGTATTCCCAAAAAGAATACCCGGGACTACGGCAAAGGCGTGCCGCAAGTGGCCTCCCCCGCATCACCCCCTGCCGATCCCTTCGGCATGACGACTGGCTCTGCGAACGAGCTGGGAGGCATCTGATGTTCAAGAAGCACATGACACCGCTCAAGGTCGGGGGCTCTAAGCCCAGCGCCCTCGACAACACGCCCGACAAGGGCTCCAGCCAGCGCGAGCTGCCGGGAGCAGCCACCGGTGGTGGACCCGCATCATTCCAGTCCTACGGCAAAGCAACCCCAATGGCTCAGCCGGCCCCAGCGAACACCGACCTTGGGTCGGGAAGCTGGTCGGGCGACGGGATCGCATGACGCCGACAGCCGTACTCGCCCAATGTGCCCTTCGCCTTCGCGCTGCCAGCCCGAAGGACTGGGACGCTTTTGTCGAAGTTTTCGACGCCTATTCAACCGAAATTACTGTGGCAGTAGTGAGCGCGCCACAGGATCAAGTCCTCGTCGCTCAAGGAAAAGCCCAGGCGTTTCTGCACCTGCTTGACACGTTCAGATACTGCCAGCTTCGCGCCCAACCGCCAGCTAAACCGCCCTCTGCGCCTGTAACAGGCCCATAGCGCAAACACGGAGTTACGCATATGCCATCTGAGAACCAGCAACTCGCCGACGGTTCAATCGATCCGAACGTCCGCATCCCCGAACACGTCAAAGCCGCTGCCGCCAATGTGGATAAACTCCATGAACAGTTTTATCCGAAGGACCCCAACCAGTCGGCTGCTCCCCTCAAGGAAGCTATCCCACAACCAGATCAAGCTGCGCCGGACCCTGCTCTTGCGGCGGCTGCGGCAGCTCAAGCCGAAGCCGATCGCGTAGCCGCTGAGAAAGCTGCCGCGCAGGCACAAACTCAGAACACCGCGGCCGTGGCGCAACCGGCCGACAACGACGTCTCTGCCGACGCATGGAAGCATCGCTTCCTGTCGATGCAGGGTCGCTTCAACGCCCAGGTCAAGGCCAACGGCGCCATGGAGGAGCAGATGCGCCAGCTCGCGCGCGAGCTGATGACCACGCAGTCGCTCCTTGCTGCCGCCCAGCAAGCCCCGCCTCTGGAGCAAAATAGTCGTCGTGATCACGGAAAGTTGATCACGGAAGAGGACCGAAACACCTACGGCGACGACTTCTTGGACGTCGCGCAGCGGGCTGCACGGGCCGCAATTGCCCCCGAATTGGAAGATTTGAGGGCCCAAAACCAGTCCCTGCAAAAGACCGTAAACTCTTCTGTCAAAAGGGATTTGTTCGCTTCGGTTGCCCAGACGATCCCGAACTGGCGCCAGATCAACGCGACCACCCAGTGGAAAGCGTGGCTGGCTTTACGGAATATTTACACAGGCGAGGTACGACAACAGATATTGAACAAGGCACTCAGCGGCGCAGATGCCCCGAAGATCGTCGCTTTGTTCAAAGACTTCCTCGCGGAAGCAAACGCCACGGGCTCGTACAATCCAGCGCCGCAAGAGCGACAGCAGCAAGACCCTAATCTTGTTCCTCCTCGCCAAGCAGCAGTCTCTCTGGACACGTTAGCAGCTCCTGGCAGGGCAAGGCCGGCACCCGGTGATACAGGGATGCCCGCGAACAAGCCAACTTACACCCGCGCACAAATCAGCAAATTCTACGATGATAGTCGCAAGGGGCTCTATGCCGGTCGTGAAGACCTGTATCGCGCCACCGAAGCCGACCTCACCGCGGCACAAGCTGAAGGGCGCATCCGAGGTTAATCCCGGGGCTTGTCGCATCAACGATCGAAAGCCCCCAACGTTCGAGGGCTTTCGCTATGTCCATTCCTTCAGCAGGTTTTCCCGGCGCAACTGCCGGCTCCTCGCCCGCGATCTACCCAGTAGGTAGCTCGGGCAACAACCTCCAAGCCACCGGTTTCATTCCCGAAATCTGGTCTGGCAAGCTGGTTGAGAAATTCTATGCCTCGACCGTCCTGGCCGCGATCTCGAACACCGACTACGAAGGTGAGATCAAGAACAAGGGCGATCGCGTCAAAATTCGTACGAAGCCGACCATCTCCATCCACAACTACGACAGCGACGGTTTGCTCGGTCTTGACCGACCGACCGGCGGCACCGTCGAGCTGTACATCGGGAACGGCAAGTACTTCTCCCTGATCCTCGACGACGTCATGGAAATTCAGTCGGACCTGAATATCCTGTCGATGTGGTCGGACGACGCTGCGCAGCAGCTCAAGATCACCGTTGACAGCGACGTCCTCTCGGGCATCGTCGGCAACATGGTCGCTGCCAACCAGGGTCTGACCGCTGGTGCGATCACCGGCAACATCAACCTCGGCGTTCAAGGCACCCCGCTCTCGGTCGTGTCGAAGAACCCCGGCGTGGGTGACATCGAAATCTTGGACGTGCTGATGCGCATGGGCCAAGTGCTCGACGAGCAGAACATCCCCGAAGTCGGGCGATGGGTTGTCATGCCGTCCTGGGCGGGCCGCATGATCAAGCAGTCGGAACTTCGTCAGGCCTATCTGTCTGGCGACAGCGTCTCGATGCTGCGCAACGGCCGCCTCGGCATGGTCGATCGTTTCACGATCTACGTGTCGAACTTGCTGCCGAACAACAGCACCGACAGCGCGCAGTTCAACTCTGGTGAATGGCCGTTCTTCGCTGGCCATGCTCACGGCCT